ATGTTTTACCAAATATGAAACCTTTGACTGTGAAAGTAAGTGTCCAGATAATCATTCTGGTTTCTTGGTCTCTATCACCTTCATAAATGATTTCGTGTGATGTGTTATTTAAAATAACTGGTATCTCTTTGACGATACCCATCTCAGGAATCAAATTGAGTTTGATTGTATAATCTGGTGTGAAATATGGAATGATATGTTCTAGTACCTGTGTGGCATCTTCAATGTTTCTTACATACAGGTATAAAGAGAAATCAAAATTGTAAGGTACAGGATTGTATTGAGCCACAACGCCAGTTGAAGTTTGCGCAAAGTTTTTAATGTTTGTATTTTGTTTTCGGCTTGAATCATAGGATAGACCCGTCATTTCAAAAGATAGTCTTGGTAATGCCACTTGAACTTTTTTGTCTAATGTGTAATCATCTTCCAAACGCATTACATATCGTTCTTTGGTGGCATAGGCAATTGGTATTAGAAAACGTTCAGCCTCAGACAAATCAGTATTATATCTGACCAAAGATATTTCGTTGAATAGGTTACCAAACCCAACAACCAATTTACGAATGACACGGTTATATTGTGGTGTTGACATTAGATTTTTCCAAACGGATTAATTTCAGCAAAATCAATAATGTTATTTGCCTGGTCTTCAATGTACATATTATCATACGTTTCGTTTCGAGTAGAATCTTTTAATGGATTATATGATGCTAGAGTGAAACGAGCATTACTTGAAGCACCAATGATTAGTGAAGCATCTATAAACTCACCAGCAATATTGGTAACACTTAGTGTATTTGATGATGGTGTCCAACTTTGAACGATAGCAACCGCAGTAGCATTGGCTTGTGTAAGGTCTGGTGCCTGATACACGATTTCTTTTTGTGTATAGTTATTGGCATTACCTGCACCCATAATCAAATCAATCGTGTAAGAAGATTGCGTGGCAGCATCATCAATGTCTGCAATACCAGTTTCCATAATTTCTTGTGAGTATTTGAATTTCTCAAGTTCCAATTCATAGAAGAATGGAATCTTACGACCTAATGTAAAGAAGTCTTTTGTTTGATTGGTGAATTTAATCTCAAACAATTCACCTGTACCATTTAAGAACGGTACATAAATCAAATCACCTTCTCTTGGTCGTGTGAATATGTTTTGTGGTACACGCTGGGAGAACGAACGCTTAGAAACAATAACAGTTACATTGTTCTTAATTTCAAGGCCAAACTTGGAGAAGAATTCTCTTTCACCAGAATACTCTAGTGCAGAAGAAAGATAGAATTCAATTGGAAATGCCGAACTAAATTTCTTAACTGGATCTTCACCGTATAGAATATCTCTATCTTCTGGATTAAAGATAGGCACATAATATGCGTCAAAACCCATAATCTTTATGGATTCTACGATAAGGTCTTCTACAACTCTTTGTTCTGCATTAGAGTTATAGTTATTAAAATACGTGCTTGTTGCCATATTAGTTCATGAAAATTTCTAACGGACCACCGTAATTATTTTCCATTTCTTGTTCTAAGCGTTTCTTTTCATCCATGGCTTCATCAAAGATTACATTACCATTTAATGATACACCGCCTGGTAATTGAATGCCGGCAAACTTTTTAAGGTTAGCGCCCCATTGAATCTTAATCAATGTAGTAGCATATTCTTTTAACCATCGGTCATTCCATACTCTACCATATATTGTAGGATCCACAATCGCATAACATTCGGCAATCACATGAGTGCCGACTGGTGCTTCTGATGCACCCCAAGCCCAATCAATGTAGAGTCTCTGCATATTACGTACAAAACGAATTGGAACTTCACCAGAGAACATCAATTCAAGTGAACGTAGATGTTGTTGTGTTAGTGTGTAATTGATGTAGGACGCAGAGGTGAAGTCATACAACTCATTCAGACGGAGTTGGTATCTCAGGTCAAACATATTGACCGATGATTGTGAATCGGTTACAGGAAATATACGAGTGACACCAGTAATTTCCAAAGCATTGTTTGATGAATCTCTGGCTTGTGAAATGTTTAGGTATTTGTTATTGATATCTGTCTGGTCTATTGCTTTAATATAATATATTTTTTGTAGACCATCAAAATGGTAGTCTTGGTAATAGAGTAGAGCGTCATCAATACGGTCTTCAATTTGGTCATCATCAATGTTAATTTCAATTACAGGAAAGCCTAGTCTACGTAGACAATAATCTTTGAATGCTGTTCTTGTGGTTGTTGTGGCCATTTAATTTACCCATAGTTTTATGGAGTATTTATTGTTCTAAATTTACCCACGAAAGAGTTTCTTCATTCCAAACATAAAACTTTCCTTCTGTTGGCATAGGTGTTGGTGCTTGCCATTGACAAGTATCTTCATTTAATGTCCATGATGAGTAAGGTTTGGGGGCAATAAACGCATCAAGTGTTGCATCATAAAAGTACCCCATACCCGCATAATTTTTTCTAAAGTTTCCGTTGTAACTTGTTTGTTTCCAATTGGTATAACCACCCCATGCATAAAGGTAAGCAATGCCAATTGGTTCGCTTTGTGGAAACGGCAAATTATCAATATTCGAATTGTTAACAACATTAACTTCCAAAACAATGTTGTTTTCATCAAGTTTTGCAAAATGCGCCATGTATTAACCCCCGTTGTAAGTGTCGTTGCCAGTGAAAGTATGGTATGTGTAACCACCTGCGGAAGTAATTGTACCACCTGTACCTCGTTGGCTTCCAGAATAACGAATAATCACAACACCGGAACCTCCTGTACCGCCTGTTCGGCCACTGGTACATCCACCACCACCGCCGCCGGTGTTAGTTGATCCGGCTTGTCCGTCTTGATTTGCGCCGCCGGAATTACCGCCACCACCGGAACCTCCCGATCCCACATTACCCGAATTGTATGTACCGCCGCCACCGCCACCGCCCCGTGTAGTGCCATCAAGCCATGAAGAACCAGAACCCCCTGCGCCGCCAACATTAGAGCTTGCGCCACTTCCTGTGCTACCACTACCGCCACCGCCACCGGCAGGGTACGGCGAACCGGTATAACCATTATTGGAACCGCCGTTATTACCTTGCCCGCTTGTACCTGATCCACCCGATAAAGATAAATTGCCACTATAACCGCCGCCACCGCCGGAGCCACCGCCACCACCGTTTAGTCCGTTACCACCACCTGCGCCACCACCGGATGTTGATGCAATTGATCCAAAAGCCGATCCATTTCCCGTACTGCCTTGACCTGAACCAGGCCCTCCGGTTGGCACACCACCACCTGCGCCACCACCAACGGTAATTGAATAGTTGGTTCCGTAAGTAACGGTGGTTGAAGAACTTGTATAACCGCCTGCGCCACCACCGCCTGCACCTCCACCGCCACCGCCAGCAATAACCAAATAATCAACGGAATATGTAAATGACATTGAAGAGCTTGGGGAAGAAGCCGAACCTGTACCAACCGCATTGGTTGCTGTTACTGTAAATGTATAGGATGTTGCGGTATTTAACCCGGTTACAGTTATCGGTGAAGATGAACCTGAAGCGGTTATGCCACCTGGCGATGAAGTTACTGTATAACTTGTAATTCCCGTTCCACCATTACTTGCAGGAGCGGTAAAGGAAACAGCTGCACTTGTTGAACTTGCAGGGGTTGCCGTAACTCCGGTTGGTGCACCCGGAACTGACCAAGTAGTTACCGCCGTACTTGCGGTTGATGCCGTGGATGTACCAACGGCATTGGTTGCCGTTACAGTATATGTATATGCGGTATTGTTGGAACCACCAGTTGCAGAAATAGGAGAAGATGCACCAGTAAATGTAGAACCACCTGGACTTCTTGTTACTGTATAACTTGTAATTGCAGTACCACCAATAAATGCTGGTGCAGTAAACGACACCGATTGTGTACCAACGCCGGTGTTACTTGCGCTTACGGAAGTTGGAGCATTAGGAACGGAATAAGTTGTTAAACTATTACTTGCAGATGATGCTGCGCTTGTACCCATTGCACTTGTTGCGGTTACGGTAAATGTATATGCGGTTCCATTAGAAAGCCCGCTTACGGTAATTGGTGAAAGTGATCCGGTTCCGGTAATACCACCGGGAGATGATGTAACGGTGTATCCGGTAATTGCCGTACCACCATTATCGGCAGGCGCAGCAAAAGTAACTTGCGCTTGCCCAACACCCACATTGCTTGCGGTTCCAATTGTTGGTGCATCTGGAACAGTCCAAGGTGTTGGCCAATTAACCGCTGAGATTTTTTGTGCAGCCTCAGTTACAGACCAAATGCCTGAAGCAGTACCAGTTTTTCCCGATGTAGTTGTCGGATAAACAGCACCAATTCTTCCACCTGGATATCTTTTGGCCATTAAGAAATATCCTCATAAGCAATAACAAATGTTAAAATATTTGCTGTACCTGTTGCAATAGTAACGCTTGTATTTTCTTTCAAATAAAAACTTGTTGTCTTATCGGTAATAACCATTGATGCAGCTGCAGGCACAGAAATAGAAGATGCAATTGGATATGCCGTACCACCTGATGGTGCTGAACCTTGTGCAACTGAACCATTTGTATAGATTGCAACGTTCGCATTTGCGGCTGAACCTGTACTACTGTTTACAGCAATTATTGATTCTATTTTATAAACTTTACTTGAGCTAGCAGCATTCGCCAATAAAACTACTGTGCTTGTTGAACTTGGTGTTAAGTAGTCTGTACCACCATATATGTTGTTAGCTGAAATGATATTTGGATTTGCCATTTTTTATGCTCCGAATACAATTGACATAGCAATTGCAAGTTGTTTATTTAGTGGTTGTGTAGCACCAGAAGCACCCGTAGCACCCGTAGCACCCGTGGCTCCCGTAGGTCCAGTAGCACCCGTAGGTCCAGTAGCGCCCGTAGGTCCAGTCGAACCTGTCACACCTGTAGCACCCGTAGGTCCAGTAGCA